GAAACCTGTTCCAACAATCTCGAAGCAGGCTAATCATGTCCGTCACCCCGCTTCGCGTCGTGCGCAACCCCACCGGCAAGGGCGGCTTCCAGAAGGGCAAGTCGGGCAACCCTGCAGGCCGGCGCAAAGGCTCACGCGGCAACCTCGTCGATCTCAAGAAGCTGGCCCAGCAGTACACGGCCGAGGCGTTCGCGGCTGTGGTCGACATCATGCGCGACAAGGAGACAGCGCCAACTGTTGTCCTCGGTTGCGCGACGGTGATCTTCGAGCGCGGCTATGGTCGAGTCTCACCAGCCGAGCCCGAGACACCGATGATGGGCTTCGACATCGACAAGCTCACCTATGAGGAACTCGATGCACTCGGAGGGCGTGTCCTCGCAGCTATCGAATCTGTCAAAGTTTCTGGCGGTGATCGAAGCGCGGAAGGCGATCAAGCTGGAGGAGCGGCGACAGCAGCGTGAGTTCCTCGACAACACCGAGGAGGTCCGCGAGGCCTGCAAGCGCTTCTACGGCTTCGTGCAGAAGTCGTGGCACATCCTCGAACCGACCACGCCCTACAAGCCATCGTGGCACCATGAGGCGATAGGCGAGCACCTCGAAGCGGTTCATCGTGGCGAGATACAGCGGCTGCAGATCAACCAGCCGCCCGGCACGATGAAGTCGCTGACAGTTTCTGTCATGTTCGAGGCATGGGAATGGGGACCGGGCGCAACGCCGGGCCTGCGCTTCCTCACCACATCGTATCGCGAAGACTGGGCGCGACGTGATAGCCGGCGCTGTCGAGACCTGATCCTGTCCGAGTGGTATCGCACGCTGTGGCCCGAGATCGTGCTGACCCGCGACGGCGAGATCGACTTCGAGAACACCTATCTCGGCAACCGCAAGGCCGTGCCCTTCAAGTCGATGACCGCCGGCCGTGGCAACAGGGTCGTGATCGACGACCCGCACTCGACCGAGCAGGCCGAGAGCGATCAGGATCGCGAGACCACCAGCCGCATGTTCCGAGAGTCGGTGACCAGCCGCCTCAACGATCCGGTCAAGGACACCATCATCGTGATGATGCACCGCCTGCACCCCGACGACGTGTGCGGCGTCATCGAGCAGCTTGACCTGCCCTACACCAAGCTCGTGCTGCCCATGGAGTTCGTGAAGTCGCTGGTGGTGAAGACGCCGTTCTACGAAGACCCGCGCACCGAGGACGGCGAGCTACTGTGCCCGAATCGTCTACCGCGCGAGACCGTCGAGGCCAACAAGCTCGAACTCGGCGAGCACGCCTACGCCACCCAGTACCAGCAACAGCCGCGCGCCCGCGAGGGCAGCTACTTCTTCAATCCCTCGAACTTCCTGATCAAGCGCGAGACCGAGGGCGAGCCGGTCTATGAGCCGGCTGAGAAGCCCGCGATCTGCCAGTACACGTTCTCGGTGATCGACACGGCGTCAAAGGTTGGCAAGGCACGCGACGGCACGGGTGTGCTGCACCTCGCCTACACGCAATTCCCCATCGAGCAGGTGCGGCTGATCGACTGGGAGCTTGTGCAGATCGAGGCTTCGCTGCTGGAGCAGATGCTGCCCGGCGTGCTGGAGCGCAACGAGGAACTGGCGCGCGAGACCGGCGCGATCATGGGATCGGCCGGCGCATGGATCGAGGAGAAGGACAGCGGCATTGTGCTGATCCAGCAGGCGGTGCGGCGCGGCCTCAACGTCCATCCCATCGACTCGAAGCTGGTCGCGCTTGGCAAGGAGGCGCGTGCGGTCAACGTCAGCGGCTACATCTTCCGGGGCATGGTCAAGATCACCAAGGAGGCCTACGCGAAGACCAGCATCTTCCACGGCCGCAACCGCAATCACCTGTGGCATCAGGCGACCACGTTCCGCGTCGGCTACGGCACACCGAACGACGAAGACGAGATGTTCGATTGCCTGTGCTACGGCACTGCGCTGGCGCTGGGCGACGTCGAGATGTTCTGAGCGGTGTAGAGCACGCCTTCGAGGAACACGCGGTCATGGCCCGTCGCGTTCAGTCGACTGTGCAGGATCGAATCGGTCGCGACATGGCGTCGGACCATGTCGCTCTTGGCCTCGTCGTAGACATGGAAGAACCACCTGCGCTCGAACCAGAAATCAGCGATGGCGACGAGGGCGGGCGGCGGCACATACCGATAGGGGGCAGGCTTGGGTTTCGGCAGGCGTGCGGCTTTGCGGTAGCGAGCGACAGTGACAGCGGAGGCGTTGGTCTCTCGCAGGCAGCGCACCGCCTCGCGCCACTCCTCGCGGTCGAGTTCGGAGGTCAAAGCCCACTCGCGGTCGTCACGGGTCGGAAACGGCGACAGGCCCTGCCAACTGCTCTCGGCTATCCATTCGACCGCGCAGGTGTCGACCGCAAGCAGGCCGCAGGCGATGCCGTCGACCAGCCCGAGATGGTCGGTGCTCAAGGCAATGTCCGCGCTGATCTGGCGAGCGATTGCGCAGGCTTCGGTGTGGGCCTGATCCCATGGGGTCATGCCATAGTTTGGCATAGGAGGCGGCCATGATGCTAGGCGTTCAGCAGCCTTCGCCGACCAACTACTTGGAGATGAACATGAGCGACAACTGCATGTTCTACTCGCACCGCGCGATGGTGGCGCAGGGCGTGGTGATCGCCGAGCAGCGCCTCAAGGAGCGGCAAATGGACTGCGATGACGTGGTCGCGTTCGTGCTGAGCGGGCAGGCGTGGCACTTCGCCCGCATGCCAATAGCGGGCAACGCCTGATGGCCATCGTCCTCGTCAACTCCACGCTCGGCACGGCGCTCAACTCGCTGCTGACGACCAACGACGACATCGTGCCCGGCTACGGCCCGAGCTACGAACTGTGCAAGCAGATTTACCTGTTCCACCCGCTCGGCGCGAAGCTGGTCGAGAAGCCGCTTGAAATCGCCATGTCGGAGCCGCGCGAGATCAGCGTGCCCAACTCGCCAGAGCAGCGCGTGATCGAGGCCTTCGAGACCGAGTGGGATCGCGTCGGCGCGGACGATCACATCAAGAACGTGGCGCGGCTCAGCCGCATCTACGGCATCGCCTCGGTGGCGCTGATGGAGGAGAATGTCGACGTCAACAAGCCGGTCGACTACACCAAGCTCTACAAGGGCAACATCAGCTTCAACGTCTACGATCCGATGAACACGGCGGGCTCGCTGGTGCTGGAGCAAGACCCGATGTCGCTGGAGTTCCAGCACACCACCGAGATCAGGGTGCAGGGCAACGTGTTCCACCGCAGCCGCACCTGCGTGATTATGAACGAAGCGCCGATCTACATCAGCTTCACGTCATCGGCGTTCGGCTTTGTTGGCCGCTCGGCCTACCAGCGCTCGCTCTACCCGATGAAGTCGTTCCTGCAGACCATGGTCGCGGACGACATGGTGGCACGCAAGGCGGCGGTGCTGGTGGCCAAGATGAAGCAGGCAGGCAGCGTGGTGAACAGCGCCATGCTGAAGATGTTCGGCATCAAGCGCGGCATCGTGAAGGAGGCAGAAAATGGCAACGTCATCGGCATCTCCCCGGACGAGGACATCGTCTCGCTCAACTTCCAGAACCTCGACGGGCCGCTCGAAATCGTCCGCAAGCAAATCCTCGAAAACATCGCGAGCGCGAGCGGCATGCCCGCCAAAATCCTCACCGAGGAAACTTTCGCGGAAGGGTTCGGCGAAGGCACGGAGGACGCCAAGGCCATCGCCCGCTATGTCGACGGAGTCCGAGACGGGCTGAAGCCGCTGTTCGACTACTACGACCGCATCGTCATGCACCGGGCATGGAACCCGGAGTTCTACAAGACCATCCAGCGCGACTACAACGAGTACGCCAGCAAGACCTACGAGCAGGCGTTCTACGAGTGGAAGAACAGCTTCGAGGCCAAGTGGCCATCGCTGCTCAAGGAGCCCGACAGCGAGCTTGTGAAGGTCGACGAGGTCAAGCTGCGCGCGGTCGTGTCGTGGGTGCAGACGCTGCTGCCCATCGTCGATCCCGAGAACAAGGCGCGGCTGATCGAATGGGCGGTCGACAATTTCAACGCGCTGCAGTTCCTGTTCGACAGCCCGCTGGTGCTCGACTACGACGCCATCGCGCAGAACGCGCAGGAACAGCAGGACCAGCAGAAGGAGGCGATGAAGGCCGGCATGCAGCCCGGTGCGCCCGGACAGGGCGGCCAGCAACCCGGTGGCGCTGCCGGCAAGCCGCCGCAGATACAGGGACCGAAGTCGTTCGGCCTGAAGGGCTCGGCGCACGACAGCGCTGATGCCGTGGTCGAGTTCACGGCGGCCGTGAATCGCATGCTGGAGAACAGGAAGCCGACCAGTGGCCCTCCCGCCCATCGGTAATGCGAGCTTCACCAAGGTGCTCAACGAGGCCATCGCCGACATGATCGAGCATGGCTTCGACTCGACGCAGCGCCTCGCCTACTGGCTGCGGGTTCTGCGCGAGACGCTGACACGCTCGTTCGTGCCGCGTGCCAAGCTGGAGAACATGATGCGCGAGGCGCTGCGCGCGATCTGGCAGAAGCAGGTCGAGCAGGGCCAGATACTGAACTGGCATCCCGGCGTCGAGCGCTTCACGCTGGCCAACGTCAAGCCCAAGCTGCGCGACGAACTCGACAAGCGCATCAGCGCCTCGGCCGACCTGATCAGGCTGAACCGCGACGAGCAGATCGAGGCGACCATGCGGCGCTTCAGCGGCTGGGCATCGAGCATCCCGGCCGGCGGTGCGGCCGAGCCCGACAAGGCGGGCGCGCGAGAGACGATCAAGCGGGGTATCGCTGGCCTGCCTTTCACCGAGCGGCGCGTCATCATCGACCAAGGCCACAAGCTGACCAGCGCGATCAACGACATCGTGGCCAACGAGGCCGGCGCGATTGCCGGAATGTGGCACAGCCACTGGCGGCAGCCGGGCTACGACTATCGCGAGGATCACAAGGAGCGCGACGAGAAGGTCTACCTCGTGCGCGATAGCTGGGCCGACGATGCCGGACTGGTGAAGCCCGGTCCGAACGGCTACACCGACGCGATCACCCAGCCCGGCGAGGAAGTCTTCTGCCGGTGTTTCTATGAGTACATCTACGCGCTGCGCGACATGCCCGACGACATGATCACGGCCAAGGGCAAGGCCAAGCTGATCGAAGTCCAAACCCAACTCGCAGGAGCCTGACATGACCAAGACGTTCGCCGAGTGGATGGTTCACGATCCCGGTCTCGCGGCGCACGAGGAGGCGTTCCGCACCACCTACGGGCCGGGCGCTGACCAGTACATGGACCTCGCCACCCTCAACCTGCGCCTCAAGGGCATCGGCATCGACTACGAGGTGCCCGAGGAAGCGGCGGCTCCGGCTGGAGAGGCACAGGCAGCGCCGGCATCGACCGGCCGGCCGTCGGCCTACAAGGCGCAGCAGGAGTAGCCCGTGGCCGTCCAGAACGCGGCCCAGCAGACCACGCCTGCGGTCTACACCGCCGCCGGCTACACCGACACGCTCGATGGCTGGGCCAAGGCCGACTCGGCGGTCGCCACCATCGCCTCATGGTTCGTGGCGAACTATGGCGTGCAGGCGCTGCAGTTCATGTCGCGGGCCACGCTCGACGCGCGCATCGCTGCCCTGCCGGCAGCCCCGGTCGTGACGGCGAGCGCCACCGTGCTCAACGGCCAGTCGGTCGTCGTTCACAACGCGGCAGGCGCTGCGGTGGCCGGTTCGCCGGGCGCGGCTGAAGTGGCGGCGGGCGCGCTGACCGACGTCAAGCTGACGGTGTGACATGGCAGTCAAGGCGATCCCGGTCGTGATCGTGAGCGGCGCTCCGGCAACTATCTTCGCTGGCGCGACCACGCCGCGCACCATGGTGAGCGCTGGGCCTGACGTGCTGCCCGGCCCGGCGACGCCGATTCAGATCGTGACCGGGCGGCCGATGCTGGCCGGACCTGCGACGCCCATGATGGTGGTGGCGCGGCCCGTGCTGCCCGGCAAGGCGACACCCGTCGCATGACCGACGACGGCCAAGCCCACGGCATCGGCGATGCGCGGCTGGCGCTGCACGAGGGCAAGCAGTGCCGGCGCGGCGTGTGGCCCGAGGGCGAGTGGATCGTGCTGTCGCGCGAATGGGTGGCCGAGACGGGGCACGCCCGCGCGGTGATGACCTTCAAGCCTCTGATCGTCTATCGCGACCAGAACGCTTCGGTAGGTCCATGGCATCCGACGCAGGACGACATCCTCGCGTGGGATTGGAAGATCATCTGACAGGGAGGCGACCATGACACGAGGTCTGATCTTCTGGGTGATCATGCTGATCATGCTGATCCTTGCCATCTGTTGGCACTTCGCCCTGCTCGGCCCGTATGGCCCGGCCAGCATGGGCGTGGTGTCGTACATCCTGTTCGTGCTGCTGGGCTGGCAGGTCTTCGGCCCGCCGATCCGAGGGTGACCTATCAGATCGACCTATCAATCTGATAGGGAACGAATGGAGGCTGCAATGCCGCTGACCGACAAGGGCGAGAAGATCAAGTCGAACATGCAGAACGAGTACGGCGACAAGAAGGGCGAGAGCGTCTTCTACGCCAGCAAGAACAAGGGCACGATCAGCGGTGTCGACGAGGAACCCGACGCGGCGGTGATGGCCGAGTGCGATGCGCGCTTCGACAGCTTGCGCGACCGGCTTCACGGGCTCAGCCGCCGTGTGGATGCTGCCCTCGACGACGACCGTTCCACGGAAGGCCATGCCACAGCGGCCAGCCAGTTGGCGGCGGCCGCGAAGACGGCGGACCCCACGGTGGCTGGGGCACTGAAATCAGGCGCGGCCTTCCACAAGGCCGAGGCCGGGCAGGATGACGACGACTGCACCTGACCTCTCACAGGCTCTTGTCGTCTTCGGCGGGTGGCCGGGGTTGTTGACACCGCCTACGGCACCCGCCGTCCCATCAGGAGTTGCCCATGGGCGTACCGCACCACCTGATCGTCGCGAAGTTTCAGGCGCTCGAAGCGCGCCTCGACAAGGCGCTGGCGCGGGCTGATGCGCTCACCGTCGAGCGCAACGTCGAGCCTGTGCTGATCGACGAGACGCTGGTGCAGGACATGCTGGCGCGCATGGATGCGTGGGACGAAAGCGCCCACCCGCGCGGCCAGCCGACCAACAAGGGCCAGTTCGCCACCAAGGGCGAGGCGACTGGTGGCACCGTGGCGATCACCTCGCCGCCGGGCAGCATGAGCTACGACGCCCATGTCGGCGGCCAGTACGCCGGCTCGGCATCGCTCAATGCGCGCGGCCATCCGTTCCTCAGTCACGTCAACGTCGAGGAGGCCCATCGCGGCAAGGGCATCGGGCATGCGCTGTACGATCACGCCGAGAAGGAGCTAGGGCGAAAGCTGGTGCCGTCGCCGCTCGGGCTGAGCGAGACCGCCAACGAAATCTGGAAGCGCCGGCTGCACGACATGCCGACCGCCGAGGCCAAGAAGCTGCTGGCCGAATCGAAGGAGATCGGCAAGAGCTACGGCGTCAGCGAGGAGGACATCGACAAGCGCCACGAGTCGCTGCACGCCGTGGTCGACGGCAAGATGCACCCCGGCCATGGCTACAGTCGCGAGGCGTTCATCGACGGGCAGGGCCGCATCCACACCCCGCACGTCGAGGATGCGGCGCGGGCGCTGTACGAGAACAAGCCGGTGGTGCTGGCGCAGCCGCGCGAGGTCTCGACGCTGCTCGATCACCTGTCGAAGGTCTCGGCCGAGATGATCAAGCTCAAGCTCAAGGCCAAGGACTTCGACCTGTGCAACGTCAGCGTTCAGGGCACCAACCTGTTCTGCAGCGAGTCGAAGGGCATCCCTCGGGTGAAGATGCCCCAGTTCGATCTGGAGGACACCGAGCGCTTCAAGAAGTTCCTCGCCAAGAAGGGCTACACGGTGAGCGAGGGACAGGAACTGGCAAGTCACCTGCGCGCCACGCAGAACCAGTTGAACGGCGTCAAGGTCGCCGCCATCGCCCAGCACTTCGATCCCAAGCAGGCGGTGCGCACGGTCATCAGCAACGACAACTACATCCTCGACGGCCATCACCGCTGGGCGGCCCTGATCGGGCTGGCGGCGCAGAAGGGCAACTTCGACGCGATGAAGATGGACGTGGCGCGCATCAACATCGGCATCATCGACCTGCTGCGCGAGGCCGAGGAGTTCGGGGCCAAGCACGCGAGCTTTACCGATTTCAAGACGGCGTCGCAGACCGGCGAGCCGACCAAGGTGCAGCGCGCCGACGCCTACGATCCCTCTGAGCCGCGCGACGAGTCAGGTGAATGGACCGCTGGAGGAGGGGCGGGGAAGCACCCAAAAGCGCAAGCCCGCCTCGCGATGTGGAGGCGGGCCGGATAGCGCAGACCGAGACGCCGGAGTTCAAGGCGTGGTTCGGCAAGAGCAAGGTGGTCGATAAGAAGGGCGCACCGCTGCGCATGTACCACGGCACGCAACGGAGCTTCTCCGAGTTCAAGCCGACGCGCGGTCCCTACGGCATGTCGACCGGATATTGGTTCACCTCGAATCCCGAGACGGCCTCGAAGTACGCCGGGGAGCCATCAGCGGGCGGCGCGAATGTGATGCCGGTCTATGTCGGCATGAGCAGACCCAAGGTCTTCGACGTGCGTGGCCTGAAGGAAGACGCCAAGGACCGGGTGATGTCGAAGTACGCCAACACATCGGACCAGAAGCTGCAGGAGCAGGGTTACGACGGCGTGATGTTCCTCGGCTGGGACTTTCATCGCAACGAGATCGCGGTGAAGGTGTTCGATCCAAAGCGCGTCAAGTCGGCTACCGGCAACAAGGGCACGTTCGATCCCGCGAGCAAGGTCATCACCGATTCGATGCGCGCCGACTGGGACGAGAGCCAGCATCCACGCGGCCAGCCCGAGAACGCGGGCGAGTTCGCGCGCAGCCCGAGCGCCGGCACGGCGCACTCCTACGAGTTCGTGTCGCCCAACATCCGCGAGGGCACGCACCTCAAGGAAGCGCGCCTCGGGCTCAAGAGCACGCGGCACAAGTTCATCAGCCACGTCGCCGAGGAGGTCGACAAGGCGCTGCGCATGAAGGGCGAGGTCAAGCCGGTGATCGGCCTGTGGAGCGACGGGGCCGAGAACTCGACGATGACCGAGTACGCCAGCCCGTCGTGGGACCATCTGGTGCTGAGCGCCTCGATGAAGGGCTGGCTGGCCAAGCAGAAGCAGGTGCTGATCTTCAGGGAGGGCGATTCCGACGCGACACACGGCGAGGAGGCGTTTCTGGCGTCGTTCCACGCCGACGGCAGCGCGGCCGAAATCAGCCAGTTTCTGGCAGAACACGGCTTGATTTACCACACGCTGGAGCCAATATCTGGCAGTTCGTCCGTCGTGCATGTCTATGGGCAAGGCCACGACGACACCACAATGCAGGCGGTGAAGGCCGCAGGAGAACACTATGGCTCGAAAGTTGACGTTCGCACCGGGCGCGGGGCGTTCCTCGGCACCCACAAAGAGGACGGAACAGCAGACGAGCAGCGCGCCGACGCAAGGGCAGTCTATGATCGAGAGATTGCGGGCTCACGGGTTCAACGTGCTGCCGAACTCTGGCAAGGGCTTCGTGATCGGTACGGGAAGCAAGCCGACGAAGTAACCAGCGACCAGACCGAGACGCCGCAGTTCCGGCACTGGTTCGGGGGCAGCAAGATCGTGGACGAGGACGGCCAGCCGGCTGTCCTCTACCACGGCACGCTCGGCAACTACGACGCCTTCGACAAGTCCAAGGCCAGCATCGAGGGCAACTGGGGCGCGGGCTTCTACTTCACCAACGACCCCGACGATCTCAGCGCCAACTACGCCGGCTACGGCCCCGACATCACCAACCGCATCGAGAACCTCGCCGAGCAGATCGAGAACGAGGGCGGCGAGCAGGGCGACGAAATCTGGGACAAGATCGACCCCAAAGAGCGCCACGCCATGGCCAAGCGCTACGCCGAGAAGCAACTCGGCGTGAAGCACGAGGGCGCGGCCATGCCGGTGTTCCTCAAGATGGACAGGCCGTTCAAGGTCGGCGGCAAGGACCAGAGCCAACTCGACTACGACCTGCCCTACAACGAGGAGACCGAGGAGTACGCCGACAAGGCGACCGGCAAGGGCGCTGAGTTCATCGACGCGCTGCGCGAGATCGCGGGCGACTACGAGAGCGCCGAGGGAGCCAACGACTTCGCCGACTCGCTGCAGCAGGAGATGATGGACGGCGGCGGCATCCCGGCCGACAAGCTCGAACTGCTGGCCAGCAAGACCGAGGGGCTGGCCTACGCCGAAGACCCCGACACCGGCAAGCTGGCCGCCTCTGAAATCCTGCGCAAGGCGCTGCAGAAGATCGGCTTCGACGGCATCATCGACACGCGGGTGTCGAAGAAGTTCCCCGCCATGAAGGGCATGAAGCCCTCGACGGCGCACTACATCGTCTTCGAGCCCAACCAGATCAAGAGCGCCATCGGCAATCGCGGCACGTTCGATCCGGCCAAGGCCACGGTGACGGACTCTGTCAGTGCGGCCGATGCCTACAATCCCAACGAGGCGCGCATCCCCAAGGGGCAGGAGGGCGCAGGCCAGTGGACGGCGAGCGGCGGCGGCGGACTGGGCTTCACCAAGGGCGAGTCGGTTGGCAACACCGACGTATGGAACCATGCCAACGGCGGCAAGCTGGCGATCAGCAACCAGACCGGCAACTGGCGCTACTTCGATCCCGAGACCAGCAAGACCATCGAAAGCGGCCAAGGCGAGGAGTCGCTCAGCAATTTCATCTACCAGCACCGCGAGGAACTGCAGCCCAAGGAGAAGAACGCCAAGCTGGGCGAGATGGGCTTCACGCTCGACAAGGAGGCCGGCACCCAGACGCTGCAATACTGGGACGCCAAGAACGGCGGCGCGCTCGAACTGCATGGCGATGGAAGCTGGTCGTTCGACTGGGCCGACGGCAGCGGACGCAAGGATGTCGGGCCGAACCAGAAGTCGCTCGATGCCTTCCTCGACAAGAACAAGGAGGCGCTCGCCAACCTGCCCTCCGACAAGGCGGTCGCGGCGCTGCAGGCACTGGGCTTCGAGGTCACGCAGCGGGGCGGCGGCAAGGTCCGGCTGAAGCTGGGCTTCCACGACATCACAGTGATGCCGAGCGGCGCATGGCGCTGGAAGCACGAGGCCGGCGACCAGACCCGTGGCGACAACCTGCGCCAACTCCTGACACTGCTGGCCGACCCCGAGAACGACTACGAGTTCAAGAACAAGGAGATGACCGCCAAGGCGAAGGAGATGCTGGCGGCGCTGCCCCAGCCGCCCGTCAAGCCGCTCAACACCGACATCGAGGAGGACGTCGTCGCGGTCGGCGGCGACGACTGGAACAAGGCGACGGCAGTCAAGCTGGAGAAGGAGTTCAAGGCGGTCCTGCCGGAGATCGACAAGATCGCGAGCGAGGCCATCGCCAGCGGCGAGACGGGCGGCGAGGCCGAGGAGGAGCCCGACACCGAGGCCGAGCTTGAGGACGCCGAGCCGGTGCCGACCGCGTGGGACGAGCTTTCGGAGGACCAGCAGGAGAAGGCCAAGCAGGGCTGGATGGACGCCAACGAGCAGGACTACAAGGACTCGGAAAAGCAGAACTACTA